CATGAGCGTTAATGACAAAGAAATGACAGCTACTTTCAAAATTGCCAACACAACAGCTGGCACCGATGCATTGGTTGAGGCCATGGATGGATTGCGCGATGGTTTTAGCATTGAACTGGCCGTTGATAATTATGAAATGCAAAAAGATGGCACTATGAAAGTTTTAAATGGCCAGCTCAAAGGCGTGGCACTTGTTACCGAACCAGCCGTGCGATCTGCACGCGTTTCAGAGGTAGCAGCATCAGAAGATTCTGAAACTGAAACAGTTACAGAGACAACAAACCCAAATGAAGGAGACAAAGTGGATAACACTACCGAAAACACCGCTCCTGCCGCTGAACCGGTAGAGGCTCCAGCTGAGGCTGTGCAGGCATCACGACCTGCCTATTACACAGCTCCACGATCACCAATTGTGTCAAAGGTTTCATACCTTGAGCACTATCTAAAGGCAACAATTCTTCATGATGAAGATTCACGCCAATATGTAAAGGCAGCAGATAACACAACAGGAACAGCACCCGGAATGGTGCCAACACCACAAAGCACACAGGTTATCAATGCATTGGCTAACGCTGATCGCGGAATGATTGATGCGCTAAGCCGTGAAACTCTTGTTGGCGAAGGAATGACATTTGAAATTCCTCGCGTCACTGCTGTGCCTACTGTGGCAAATGTCGCAGAAAATGCAGCTGTTACAGATTCATCACTTTCAGCAACATTTTTGAGCGTACCTGTTCAATCATTTAAAGGTCGCGCAATTTCAACTGTGGAACTCATTGACCGCAGCCGTCCAGAATATCTAACAGCTCTCCTCCAGAATCTTGAATTTGCTTATTCAAAGGTAACTGATGAATTTGCTGTTGGAACAATTGCTGCAGCAGGTCAGCAAACTGGTGTTAATGCAAACACAGCAGCCGGATTCTTGGCTTACACATCACAAGCAGCAGCAGCTGTTTATGGATCATCACTTGGTTTTGCTCGCAACATTGTTGTATCACCCGGACAATGGGCAAATATCATGGGATACAACGACAATGGCGCACCACTTTACAACGCAGCCAATCCATCAAATGCAGCTGGAAATGTGAGAGGCGATTCATTGCGCGGTGTAGTTTCACCGGGTCTGAACCTCTTTGTTTCTCGCTCGATTGGTAACGCTGGCCCAACAACATCAACCGGAGATTTCTCAATGGCTGTTATCAATCCAGATGCTTGGACATGGTATGAGTCACCACGCTTTACATTGCGAACAGCAATCCAGAGCGATGGAACCATTGATATTCTCTACTACGGCTATGCAGCAATTGCTCCAAAGATTCCATTTGGTGCTTGCTGGAGCCAGACCTGAGCCGAATAAAAATAACTCATCGGTAGCGGTCGCTCCCGAACGCTAACGATACGAAAGGAACCGAGATGCCAGCAATAGTCACAGCCTCACAGCTGAGGTCAATTCTTGGTGTCTCGGTTTCCTTGTATTCTGATGCACAGCTGGATTCATTTATTGATTCAGCTGAACAAACGATTTTACCGTTACTCACGCAATACCAATCATCGGTGACATTTGCCAATGTGAGTGATTCCGTCATTTATTTCACAACAATCCGGCCAAATTATTTTGTGCCGGGGCAATCTGTCATTGTTACCGGGGCCGGAACATACAATGGCACTTACACAGTCACCGATGATCGGATTGAGCCATACACATTTACAGCTGCCACAGCTGCAGCTGACCGCACTTATCCATTGCCATTTATTCCATCTGCAACAGCGACATTAAGCGGATCATCAGCAGCAGCTTTATATGCCAGCACACCACCAATTGAAAACGCGATTTTGGTTGTATCGGTTGAGATTTTTCAGAGCATCACAGCTCCGGCCTAAAATGAATGGTTGTGGTTGAAATGTGTCTGACATGATTTGATTGCCGGGAGCTGTGATGCTTTGGAAAATTTCAACTGAAACTACAAGAATTGCTTTTTGTACCGGAGCAACGTTTGCATAAAGCTCGGCGGCTGAGTGACCTTGAAGCGTGGCTTTACCAGCTGGAATCACCGGAGTGAGAACAGTGTCGGCAGCTACTTTGGCTGCTGTGAAGCGGTAAGGCGTGATCTCTGTTGCAGTGACGGTATAAGTTGCATCAATCGCAACGGAAACACCAGAGATCACAACCTGCTGTCCGGTCACAAAATAATTTGGGCGGATTGTTGTGATATATAACGTATTGTTATTGATTCGGTACGCGGCAATTGCGGATTGATACTGAGTCAAAAGCGGAAGAATTGTTTCCTCAGCCGAATCAATAATCGAATCTAAATACTCATCTGAGTAGAGACTTTCGCTCACGCCTAGCACTTGACGCAACTGTTCAGCTGTGACGATATAAGGCATGAGCGAAATCCCTTCTACTGCTCGACCACGTTCGGGAGCGACCGTGATCGATGATTGATTTTTTAGCTTGCGTTAAACTTGTAAGCTCCAGCAGCGATCTTCGTTGCTGTTGCTCCATAGCCGTACAGAAGAATTCCAATGCTTCCATCTTCAATGAAATTCGTGCGTAGCTCTAGGCGTGGAGATTCGTACCATGTGTATGCATCGCGATTGATTACGTACATTGATCCTGATCCTGTACCTGAAAGTGCTGTATCGACCCAAAGATCGATGCCATTGACTGATCCGCGAAGTGAACGAGGCTGTGCGTTACCAGCTGCATTCTGTGGTTGCAACGCATTGTAAATTGGTCGACCATCCACATTGAATGACATGATGCGTCCCCACATTTGTGGGGATACAACGATTGCATCAGCGAATTTGAATGTGTTTGCATAAACTGAAACTGCACCGCCTGAAACCCATGAAAGAAGTTCTGCCGCTGTGATGTCTGTTCCAATTCCTGTTGCAGTATTTGTTGCACCTGCAAGAATTCGTGTTGAGTTGTATGCGTTAGTTGCGCGCGCATATTGTGAAGTAAGATTTGAAATTACCTCGGTGAAGAAAAGCGGATCGCTGCGATCTGCTAACTCAACGGACATGACCTGATTACCCTTGAAAGACTTTACATCCACGTTGATGAACTCTGATTCCATGACAACTGGAGTGACTGGATCTAGCTCATCGACTACAGAAACGTCTGGAAGCTGAGTGATCTTAGGGATTTGAAAAACAAGCCCTGCGGAAGGCAAGGTTGATGTTGATCGAATCGATTGAAGCTCTTACATTGTCTGCAAGACCATTCACGACTTCGCGTAGCTGACGTGTTGGAATAAGTCCAGGATTGTCAGTTGTAGATGTTGCAGCTGCAACAAAATTGCGTGATTCTTCTGATCCACGCATTGCAGCTACTTTGTGCATTAAGAATGTTTCTGGTGAAACAATTGGATTGCGCTTTGGGATGAAATTGACAGGCTTTGCAACTGATGTTGCTTCGACCTGTACTGAAGCTTCTACCGTCTCGGCGGCAGTTGGCTCTGTGACGGTGTTTTCCACGACGTCTCCTTCTGTTGGTTGTTGTGGTTGTGCTTCTGTCTCATCGGTTGATGTTTCAGAATCTTCTGGTGCGGTTGTCGCGGCGACATCTGACACACGTGCTGAATCAAATGCCGGATTATGTGTCAAAGCGACACCGACCAAGTCTGCTGAATTTACGATCATTGTCCCGTCCTCGTTGTATCCAAAGTCATTGACATTGGCTTCCACACTAAATCCGTCGCGAACGCCATGCATGGCTTCGACCAGACTGTCATTCCCGGCTGTCGTTGGAAGAATTTTAAATTTAGCAATGATGGAATTTTGATCTGGTGACATTTCCATCGAAATACTTTTCCCAATCGGGCGAGATGAATCGTGTTCTAGGTTAAGAGTCACATTCGACGGCTTCAATGAACCGTTTTTGAATAACACTTTGCCGGTTGAAGCATTTGCTGGTGTTTCAAATTGCACAATTTCGCCAGTGATTGTTCGCGATTGTGAATCTGCCGCTGTAATTACAAATGGTGTTGTGATTTTCATTGAATCATGTCCTCAGCTTTCCGAATTTCTTCTGTTGTGATTGCTCCGCCGCTGTAAAGGATTGAATAGATT